AAGAAGGACGACTGGGAACACACTGCGAGCGTGAATGCTTGTGGCGCACTTCAGTACATCATCGACGCCAAACCGGCTGAGAGGAAACGATACATCAAGTCACTTACGGAAAAATTATGAAACGATGGAACAAAAAAGCATACCCAATTCTGGTTGGTAAGGTCACCAGAAGACAAAACGACAACGACACGATCCAAGTATGGTGCCCGTTCTGTAAGCGTCACCACATTCATGGATGGGAAAAAGGAAACGCTGATTCCGACGCAGGTCACAGAATAGCACATTGCGGCCCAGAAAGTCCGCTGTATGACGGCGGATACTTTATATCGGTGGAACCAAAGACATGAGATCAGCCAAAGAAATACAGCGTGAAGGCGACGGTCTGCGCGTGCTTTCCCGCGGAGAAGTGGGCGCAGCATTCAAGGCAGCACGGGCCAAGAAGATTGAAATGACCTCCTACTGGACACGTAAACGCGGAAAGGCAATCAAATGATCTACTCGCAATCGGGGCAACTGCCCGTGCATCGGTACTGCTACGTCGACGCCTCGTTCATCTCGGATGACCAAGGATTCATCCCGTGCATCTGGTTTGGCCTCGTGTCGATCCCGGGGCGTATGTGGGGCTGCACCATCATGCTGGAGTCCGGAGCGGTCTACAGGGCCGTAGCGCCTCACGCTATAGCCTTCAAGGAGAACCCTGAGCCGGACTGGATTGAGCCCTACTCGCAACGCTGGGACTGCTACGGCACCGAGTTCAGCACAATCGAATACACCTACCTGCGTGGGCTCACAGTGCATACACGCTGCAAGGACAAGTTCCGCACCGGAGAATACCTGTTCACCGCGGTTCCAATCGACGATGGATTCAGCCGGCATCCCGAGCAGGCTAAGGAGTTCATGTTCATCAAGCTCGACAACGGACGCCTGACGATCCAGCCCACCGACAAGGTGCTGTTCATTGACGGCTCGTTCACAAACGCAGAATGGCCCACCAACCTCAGGACGACCGATAAGGTCTACAAGTGCGAATGAAAGACATCGACGTAATCAACACCATGATCGAGTACGGCGGATCATTTGTGCGCAAGCTGGGTGCCGCTGCCTTAGTGGCCGATACGGACAACCTAGCGAAGATCAAGCAGACATGGCCCGACTACTGGGCGCAGTACAGCCGGATGTCAAAACAGCTTTCGGAGGTCGAAAGACAGGCCTCCAAGTAAACAACAACAACAACACGTAAGACGACACATGATAATCAGCGCAAGCGGCGGTAAGAAAGAGTACGCACCGTGCCCCGAATATACGGGCAAGGCGGTGTGTGTGGACGTGACTCCATTGAAGGAGTACGAGACCGAGTACGGAACCAAGAAGAAGCTCAAGTTCGCATTTGAGATCGACTTGATCGACGACACCCGCGACCCGGTGCAGCCGTGGGTAGTGTTCACCAAGCCCATGGTGCCCTCGTTGCACGAGAAGGCAGCACTCACCAAGTTCCTGAAGGACTGGTTTGGGCGTAAGCTCACCGATCACGAGAACAAGGCGCTCGACCTCGAGAGCCTCATCGGCAAGTCCTGCAGCATCGTGATCGCTCACGAGGAGTCGCAGGACGGCACCAAAGTGTACGCCAACATCAAGCTCATCATGCCTCTGAAGCAGGGAGAGCTGAAGCCCAGCGGCCTGTGGGTACGCCTGCAGGATCGTCCTCCGAAGGATGAAAACGGCAAAACACCATTGCCTTCCAGTCCAAGTAATGCAGCTCCACGGCAGGAGACCGACATCCTGAAGACTCAGGTGCACGTCGGGAAGTTCCGCGGTGTTCCGCTGTGCGACCTGAATGACGTTGCTGTGCAGCAACTTGCCGAGCACTGGATCCCGAAGGCGATGGCCGCGGAGACCATCAGCCCTGCCGACAAGCAGTTGATCAAGGCAATCAACGCACGTCTGGAAGCTATCAAGGCAGCGAACAAGGAGATCCCTTTAGATGACGTCCCTTTCTGAACCAAAGCCCAAGCGCAAGGACTACATGAAGCTGAAGCACTTGGTGCCCAGCGTGGTTCAGATGCGCTCAGAGGGCTGCACGCTGCAGGAGATCGGCAACAAGCTGAACCTGTCGCGCCAACGGATCCATCAGGTCATTGCCTCCGCCAAGGAGATGGAAGAGGTATTGAAGCTCTGGGGTTTCCCGTTCTCCAATCGTACCTTCCGCGTGCTGGAGGATCTCTGCATCCACAGCAAGGAGGAGGCCATGGCCCTCTACAAGAGCGGCCACCTGTACCCGGGAGCCATCTGGTCATTCGGATGGAAGTCCTACGAGGAAATCTGCGAGTGGCTTGAAGTGCCTCCGCTGGATCGACAGCCGAAACGCGGTATCTGCTGCATCCACTGCGGCAAGCCGACCTAAAACACTTTCCGGTGACCTGTTGTCATCGGGGACTCATGGTTCGTTGCCGGGGGTGCGCATCGGTGGACAAACGCACAAACTTTCCAATGAAACTCAATCTCAGCGCCGAGCGCATAGCACAGCTCTGTGCCCCTCCAGCAGGCTACGTGAGGCCATCTACTAATCCGGAGCCTGTTAGTATTAAAAAGCCCGTTGTTCCGACTCGTAAGGTCAAGAAACAGCATCCCGACAGGAAGTACGCAATCAAGCAGGAGACCATCGACAAGATCCAGCAGTGGAGGAAGACCCACAAGTGGCACAACTACCGCGAGATCGCGGAGCACTTTGGGGTCGGACTCAATACAGCCTACTACGCACTCAACCGCCCCAAGAAAAATGCCAGCCAACCCTAACATCTACTTCGACATCGAGACAGGGCCGCTCCCGTTGAGCGAGCTTGTCATACCGCCATTCGATCCATCCGCGGTCAAACTGGGCAACATCAAGAACCCAGACCTGATTGCAGAGAAGATCCAGAAGGCCGAGGAGAGCCACACCGCGGACTACATCAGGAATGCTGCACTGGATGCACTGAGCGGACAGGTGCTGTGCATCGGTTACCGCATCGACCACCAGCAGGCCGGAGTGTTCTCGTCTGATCCCGGTGGTGAGGCTGCAATGCTGCGCGAGTGGTGGCAGCTCCTCACGTACTACGAACGGAATCCCAAGCTCATCGGGTTCAACGTCAAGAGCTTCGACCTACCGTTCCTCGTGAAGCGCTCATGGAAGCATCGGATCACGGTGCCCTACTGGCTGCGTCAGGGGCGCTATTGGAACGATCTTGTCATCGACCTGCGTGAAGTCTGGCAATGCGGTGACAACCGCGCCCACGGCAGTCTGGCAGCGATCTCGAGGCATCTCGGACTGGGCGACAAGGCAGGCAACGGGGCCGACTTCTCGGCGCTGTGGAATACCGACAGGGAAGCCGCCATCGCCTACTGCCGGAGAGACGTGCAACTGACGCAACAAGTGGCGGATATCCTGATACCGGCTTACTGATATGTGTCGCAAGTTAAACAATTACTTGGAGAACAACATCTCCAAGAAAACAAATGATCTTATATATCAAACCATGTCGCCGGGGCAAATAGCTCAGGCAATGCAGATGGCTACAGACATGGCCTATGCTTTGAAGGATCAGAGAATTGCCGAGGCTAAGCTCAAGTGTGCCCAGCGTAAGGAGAAGAGGGCCAAGCAGGAAGCTGTGGACAAAGCCAAGGTCACTCTGGCTGACATTAATAAGGGAAACCTCAAATGAGAATCCGATCAATAAAACCCGAGTTCTTCCATCACGAGGGACTGTTCGAGGCAGAGATTGAAACCAATCTGCCGCTGCGTGTGGCCTTTGCTGGCCTGTGGTGCATTGCCGACCGGGAAGGCCGTTTCAAGTGGGAACCTAGGCGCATCGGTGTGCAGGTTCTCCCGTACGATGGAGTCGACTTTTCACGCGTGCTCGACGCGTTGACCACGCGTGGTTTCGTTGTGAAGTATCGCGTTGGTGACGTGTGCTTTGGATGCATTCCGAGCTTCCTAAAGCACCAAGTGATAAACAATCGGGAATCGCAGTCTGTTCTTCCGGATCCAGAAGGAAATATTGAGGAAACACCAATAAACACCGAGGAATTCGACGCGTCAGCCACGCGTGAGCCACGCGATGACGACGCGTGCACTAAGGAAGGGAAGGGAAGGGAAGGAAAGGAAGGAGTTCCGCAGAAACACGCGTCGGAGCTTTCCGCTGAACTTGATGCCTTCCGTATCCGCATCGGCTCTTGGTTCAAGCGTAGGCCTGAGACCCGATGGAGCGACAAGGAAATCAAGCTGCTCGAGGAAGCCTTCGAATCTGGTTTCACATCGGAAGAACTTGATCTCTTGGAAAAGTTCTATTGTGGAAACAGCAAGTACAAGCGGCGTGACATCAAGACGCTGCTGAACAACTGGAACACAGAGATCGACCGTGCTAAAGGCGAGGCAGGGTTGTTTGGTAGCACGACAGGTAAGCCTGAGATCGACCCCACCGACGCAAACGATCTGCGTAACTACCTATGAACGACCCATTCTACGCAGAGGATGATGAGTTTGGCCTGATTGGCTCTTGTATTACTGGTGGCTCCGATGTGTGCCATGAGGTATTTGCACAGATACCTACTGCAGCAATACAGCACGACAAGTTACGTAGTATCTATGAGGTGATCAAAGGACTTGTTGCTAGAGGAGATCAGGTGAACCAGAGAACTGTTGTCACCGATTGGAAGAAGTCTATTCCTCAGATTGCCCCCCCTTTTGAGGAATTGAGCAAGGCCGACGAGCAGTGCCCATCGGCATCGAACTACCCGGCCTTCGTCAAGTCTGTCCTAGATGCTCACCTCAGACGCCAGCTAAGAGCCGCTGGAGACCGTCTGATACGTGAGTCCGCTGTCTCCACCCTATCCGTCGATCAAATCGTCTCTAATGCCGAAGCAGGGCTCAGCGTTGAGGTCTCCAAGGACGACGTGCAATCCTCCAAGTCGGTTGTAGGCAGGTTCATCGACTCCACGCAGGAAAGATTCAACCGTAAGGGCAAGCTCTCGGGGATCACCTCGGGATTCTTCCATCTCGACCAGAAGACCGATGGTTTTCAGCTTGGCGAGCTGACGATCATAGCGGCAAGACCGAGCATTGGTAAGACAGCCATAGCCATAGCAATAGCCAATGCTGCATGTCTTACTGAGAGAGTTCCTACGCTATTCATATCACTGGAGATGTCTGATGAGTCTATTGTGAGACGTATGGTATCCAGTGTTGGCTCTGTGCCTATGCAGAGCATCAAGACTGGCGATATGGATCAGGGAGGAATGAAGGCTATGAGCAGTGCATCTGCTAAGATAGCCAATAGTCCAATACACTTTGTGTCTGGTTCCAGTGTATCGAATATTGCCTCAGTGACTGCTGTAATACGGCGTGCTGTAAGGAAGTGGAAAGTGCAGTTGGTTCTTGTGGATTACCTGCAGAAAATCCATGGCTCCAGAGGTGCCGAGAAGAAGACCTATGAGATCGCTGAAGTATCGGGAAAGCTGAAAGCTGTAGCCACCGACACTAAAACTGCTATTGTAGCGCTCGCCCAGTTGAACCGTGAGAACGAAAAGGACAAGGGACGCATACCCAAGCTGACAGACCTAGCAGACTCAGGGCAGATAGAAAGAGATGCGGATCTTGTGCTGTTGCTCAACCGGGACAGGAATGAACCAAGAGGCGAAGCAGTGATAGCCATAGCTAAGCAGAGAGACGGCGAGTGTGGACTGGTGAACCTATGGTACGAAGGCCAATACTGCCGTTTCACCGACCCATCACCCAGCTACTGACAATGAAACCGAAATACGACCTAGATCGGGCCAAGCTCTTGAACGATGCGCCGGCCCTGATCAAGAAAGCCATCAGTGCCGGATGGATGTCCTACCCAGTAGGCCAGAAGTACCTGCCGGACGGTTCATTGGATCCCATGCTGCTCGAGACAGAACGAATCATCGAACAGAAGTACACACCACAGCTCTGCAGGATGGCCTACGACCTCAGAGAGCAGGGCATGACATTGGATGAGGTCACAGAGGCCTGCGGAGTATCCCGCGGATCCATCTGCTATCTGATCAGCAAAGGGCATGAGCAATTCCTCACCGACCAACGCACCAAAGATTGATATGGCAGACACAAACAACACAGAGTCACCAGAAGTGAAAGACCCGTTCATCGTTGCCGAATCACCGGCATCCAATGTGAAACCAGAGACGACAAGCGGCACTAGGCCGTCCATACACGTCAGCCTGTATGCCTATGGCGGCATATCAGCAGCCTGCCTGATGTCTTGGGTAGGACTAGCGGCTAACTTCGCTACCAGTGATCGCCAGACCGATCTCAGAACAATCAGAGAGGATGCCCTGATCTCCCGCAGTCGCTGCAGGGCTACCAAGTGGTTCCTAGACTCCGGCAAGGACGTCTGGGTGCAGGTAGATCACGATATCGAGTTCGACCCGCAGGATATCATCCGGATGGCTGAGCTTGCCCATGAGCATCAGGCAACGGTGTGCATCCCCTATCCCTGCAGGACATTGCCGCCTAGGCCTGCACTGCGTCCCGATGGACACTCCCTAAAGGCTTTTCGGATGCAGGTAGCAGACACCGAGACGGCTGCGGAGCTTGTGCCGATTGGGATGTTCGCAAGCGGATGCCTCGCAATCCCTCGACGTTGCCTTATGAGCGCACTTGATGAGCTCGGAGGGTCAGAGGTGCAGACACCGTATAAAGTCGACTGGTGCAAGGACGTGCGTGTCGATGAGTTTCCCACGCTGTGGATGCCGTTCGCAGTCGATACAATACCCGGGCAGTTCGAGTACCTCTCGGAGGACTACGCTGCTGCCATGCGGTTGTCTCTGGCTGGTGTGCAGCATTACTCGATGAAACCAAGGAAGCCGCTCAACCATTGGGGTGAGTATCCGTACTCGTTCAAGCCTTATGCCGGCTGAGAAGAAGAAGCGACCAAGTCTCAATACGGTAGCAGAAGCTGCTGGTGTAAATTACGTTTACACCCAGCGCATACTCGCAGGCAGCACAAAGTATCCGAAGGAGACCATGGACAAGGTCTTCAAGGCAGCAGAAGAAATTGGATATGTTAAAACCAATCATCCGAATCAACACTTCAACAACTCTCTAACACAGGAAAAGGCTGATGCTGTTGTAGAAGGAATATTACACAACAAGCCGTTAGAGAAGATAGCCGCTGACGCTGGAGTATGCCAACATACTGCTTTTAAGCTGATCAGAGGAGTCAAGGTTCCAACAGATTACCCCGAGAACGAGGAAGACTGGAGGCGCGACGTCACTGGATTCATCGAGGTGGCGATCTGGAAAGGAACCAAACGGTTGGCTGAATCCTCTATTAACTTGATCGACGATAGGAGTTTACCGGTCGCGGTCGCCGTGCTCACAGACAAATTAGCTGTAATTAAGGGTCAGCCTACATCAATACACCTCGCTATGACAGCAACAGTAAGCCACCGCGACCTGATGAAGGACATGAAAGAGCGCGATGTGACCCCCGTGAACGACGAGCAGACACCCGATCTGGTTTAGGTAGTGGCCCAAAATGTCCTACCCCTACCGCGGCAGCACCATCGAAAACCACGTATTTAGGCCTGTTTTCACCACTCATGCCTACAATAGCAGTTATATTCACTTGGTGACGCAAACACGCAGCAAAGGCCCGTAAACATTGATCGAAACGCACGTCAGCACCCCTCCGCCGGACCAATGTCCTACCCCGTTACAAGGGCCACCCCGGGGGAGGGGGTCGGGCATTCCGCGGCGGCGCTAAAAGTCGACGGGTTTATCCGAACGAAAAATATTGAGAAATGACCAACCCCATCTGCCTCACGTGCTCCAAGCTATTCACTATCCTCAAGCCTCGCGAAGGCCCTAAGCAAAAGCGCTTCTGCAGCGAGGCGTGCAACGCCGCATGGTGGAACGAGCAGCCGCAGCACCCCGTAATACCCAAGGTCGACGCACAGCATCCCCGCGCACTCGAGTTGAAGCTCAAGCGTACCCAGCTTGTCCTACTGGAGAAGGCCGATCCGTACACCTACGGCTACATTCCGGACCACTGGGAGATTGCTAATACCGAGTTTGCTGCCACTCAGGAGCTGCTGATCTCCGGTGGTAACCGCGCAGGTAAAACACTGTGGGCAGCACGGCGCATTGTGCAAACGCTGTTGGAGAAGGAGAACGCTAGTGTACTATGTTGTCACACTAGCCATGCCACTAGCGTAACTGTACAGCAGCCTGCCATATACAACTATTTGCCTGTAGCACTACGAGCTACTAAGAAGGGCCGCATTCACTATTTGAACTACAGCAGGAAGAATGGTTTTACGGATGGTTCTTTCATTCTGCCTAATGGATCACGGTGTGATTTTCTGAACTACACGCAGAGCGAGAACACTATTGAGGGACGTGAGGCCGACTTGATTTGGTGCGATGAGTTGGTGCCTCAGAGCTGGGTTGAGACGTTGCGATATCGGCTTATTACACGCCGCGGCAAGCTCTTGGTGACACAGACACCGCTGGAAGGTGTTGCTAGTGTGTACAAGGAGTTCACTGCTGGCTCTGCTATTACCCGGTTCGATGATGCGGATCTGCTGAAGGGCAAGCAGGCGCTTCCTACGTGGCCTATGGGCAAGTCTGCTCGCACTATGGTTCAGGCTCAGACCAACCGGAGGACGGTGTTCTTCTTTAGCGAAGACAACCCGTACAACCCCTTCGATGAAATGAAGTCGAAGCTGGTGGCCTCGCCTATGGGCCAGATCCTCACTCGGGCCTACGGATGGGCAAGTGACAACATAGGCAAGGCCTTCGCTCGGTTCAGGCCGGATATCCACTGTATCGAGCGGGATAATGTGCCTCCCGGTGGTACGCTGTACATGGTGTGCGATCCGGCTGGTGCGCGTAACTGGTTCTGTTTGTGGCTACTGGCCTACGAGGATGGGAAGCGCATTGTGGTGCGGGAGTTCCCTGACTTCAGCAACTATGGCGAGTGGGTGCTGCCTAGCGAGAAACCTGACGGCAAGGCTGGGCCTGCGCAGACATTGGATGCAGGCCGGTCGATATCGGAGTACCGCAACCTATTCAGGACCATTGAGGCGGAGCTTGGTTACGGCGAGCCTGTGATGCGACTGATTGATCCTAAGGCCGGCGGTAGTCCGGCGCTATCGGAGCAGGGCGGGACCACTCTGATCGACCTACTGGCCGAATCGGAGAATCCGTTGGATGAACCCATGGCATTCGTACCTGCGCCGGGTGTGCCTGTGGACCAAAGGACGTCGGCTATTAACAGCCTGTTGTCCTACGATGCCACACAGCCGCTGACGCCGTTGAACGAGCCGAGTCTGTACATCACCAAGGACTGCTCCAACCTGACGTATGCGCTATCTGAGCATACCGGACGCGATGGTCAGAAAGGTGCCAGCAAGGATCCGATTGATTGCTTGGGTATGTTGCTGGTCTCCGGCCTTGCCTACGTTGGCAATGGGGGCTTCAATTCCCGCGGCGGCGGTGGATACTAAATTTTGACCCTATGCAAGGCGATTCATACAAGACGGCTACTGATGTGATGGCGTCGGTTGGCGACTCACCCAATGTGAGTGCGTTGACCGAGGAGTTGCGGCGTGCTGCTACCGATTATGGTATTGGTAGCCGTGTCGAGCGTATTGAGAATACGCGCTACTGCCGGTGGCCCGGTCAAACGAGCGACGGCAAGAAATGGAACGATGCGTCCAATGCGCAGAAGCCGGCGTTCCCTTGGGATGGTGCTAGTGACACTCGAATTCCGCTGGCCGATGAGGTGGTCAATGGATTGGTCGATCTGTGCTCGACCTCATTCTGGCGTTCTATGCTCAGGGTTGTCCCGAGCAATGTGACAACGGTCGATCAGGCCGCTACCGCCCACAACCTGATGGACTGGGCTGTGAACTCCAAGATGTACTCGGATTTGACCCGTGAAGTGGAGTTGCTGGCTCAGTATGTGTGGACCTATGGCTGGGCAGGCGTGCACATCTCGTGGCAGCAGGAAATGGGTCAGAAAGAGCAGTACCTGACCATGGATCAGATCGTAGCTCTTGCCGCCCAATCGCCTCAGGGCTCGGTGCTGTCTGACTTGCCGAACCTCATTGCTAATCCGGAAGCCGACGATCAATCCGCGGAACTGTTGATGGCAGCATTTCCTAACCTGAAGAAACGTCGGGCCATTAAGGCGATCAAGGAGTTGCGCGAGGAAGGAGAGTGCGACTTCCCGGTTCCCACGATGGTGAGCAACAAGCCTTACATCGCTGCTTTGGCTCCGTGGGATGAGCTGGCTTTTCCTCCGGAGACAACGGATATCCAGAGCGCCCGTGTTGTTTTCCGCCGTCATTACATGACCTCGATTGAGATCATGCAGAAAGTAGAGACCGACGACTGGGACGAGGAGTGGGCTCAGGAGGCCATCAACACCATGGGCAAGTTCAGCAACTACGCTGACTACACCTACACCATCGGACTTCCGAAGAATGCCTTCCTCGACCGCGAAAACCTCATTGAGGTTGTTTACGCCTATCAGAAGGCAGTGGATTCCGACGGCATTCCCGGCGTCTACTACACGGTCTTCTGCCCTCAAGTAGGTGGCAAATGGGGTTACTTTGAGCTGCTCGATTATGCCCACGGTCAGTACCCGTTTGTGTGCTGGAGAAGCGAGTTGATCCATCGAAAGATGGTCGAATCTCGCGGTGTGCCTGAGGTTTGCGCGACGTGGCAGCATGAAATCAAAGCCCAGCGCGACTCGGTGTTCGACTATACCTCATTGGCGACCTTGCCGCCCATCGAAGTGCCCAAGACTCGTGGCGGTAATCTCAAGATCGGGCCTGCCATTCAGATCCCGGTGCTTCGCCGCGGTGAGATTGGCTTCATGCAGCCTCCTGCGCGTGAACCCGGTGTGGCTTTTACGCTTATCAACGAGGTGATGGCTCAGACCGACAGGTACTTTGGTAGACCGACCGAGAAAGTGCCTCCTGCAGTCACCCAGATGCGTCAGCAACGCACCATCAACAACTGGCTGCATGGTTGGACCGAGGCGTTCCGACAGGTTTTCTCGCTGACACTGCAGTACACCGGGCCGCTGGAGGTTCAGCGCATCACTGGATCTCAGATTCAGATTGGCGAGGATGTGCAGGACTTCGATGTCACGTTGAAGTTCGACGTTCGCGAGATGTCTACCGACCTTGTGAGCGAGAAACTAAAGGCAATCTCGACCTTGATCCTGCCTCTCGATACTGCCGGCGTCATTGATCGTGCAAAACTGATCTCTGTGGCGCTGCGTGCTATTGATCCTATGCTCGCCACCGAGCTTGTGATGCAGACCGGCCCTGCATCGCAGAAGATGTTCAAGGAAACCAACGATGAGGTGGCCCTGATGAGCCTTGGTAATCCTCCGGCACTGCGCGAGAACGACCCCACGGCTGCTATGCGCCTGCAATTCACGCAGCAGGTGTTGCAATCCAACCCGAAATATCAGGCGCAACTGCAGCAGGACCCGCTTTTCCAAGCGAATCTGCAAAAATACCTTGAGAACCTGCAGTTCTCAGTGCAGCAACAGCAGAATGCGGTCACCGGACGTCTTGGAGTTCAATAAATGAGAATCTCACAGGAGAAAATACAAGAGGCATTCGTTTCGGTTATGGATGGAGATCCATTCTACCGAGCAATGAATCAGGTCATCACAGACCAAATAGAATCCGAGGTTCTAAACAGCATACAGCCTGATCTATCAGACTCAGGCCGTGCCTATAACTGCGGAAGGGCTGCAGCGCTGAAGGATCTTTACGAATATTTCAACAATTTGAGGTCGGTTAATGGGTTGACGAATCAATCCGACTAGTGCCTCTTCACAAACAAGGTTTCTTGGTTGACCTCAACAACCATGGCGCACAATACCCGGCTTGCAGGGTCTAAATAGCATGGATAAATCACAGAATACACAGGAAGCG